AAGACCTGGGCGAGCGCGGCATTATTACTAATGCATGCACTCGGACGACATCCAACGATAAAAGGCGTTACGCGCGAATCGTGGCTTATATGCTATTCGCACGAACAAAGCCGGATTATACAGCAGAAGTTATACGATTTGTGTCCAAAGTACGCATTATCGGACGATTGCGAGTTTCGCGCCGGTACTGGTTTTCGTGGTCTCGCGCCCATAGTCCGATTCAAAGAGGAATACGGCGGCGCAATTATCCGAATCAAGACGGCGTCGCAAGGTATAGGCTTGGAATCTGGTACATGTGGATTGGTAGTTATCGACGAGCCGGTCAATAGTGAAACCCTAAATTCTTGCATAGCTCGCACCACGCGCGGTGGTCCAAATGGTACACGTGGAATCGTGGCCATGAGTTTAACACCAGTCGGAAACGTCGATATTTCTTACCTTAAAAAGATGATTGAAGAGGACAAAATATCAGTACACCGCGCGCCGTTAAACCAAGCGAATACCACGCCGATTGGATGTCGCCCGCTCATGTCACAAGACCAAATCGATTCGATGGTCGAAGCGTTTTTACCGATAGACCGCGAACAGCGGGTTAATGCGTCACTGGACGTGGCCGCCGAAGGTGTAATCTTCGACAACTTCGACCCGTCTATGATTTCGTCTCACCCAGTCGCGCCCGGTGGGAAATACGAGTTTTGTATCGGTATCGACCATGGTTCGTCGCCAAATAGCCAAGTCGCGACCTTGGCATGTATCGACATGCGAGAACCAGTAAACCCACGTATCTACATGCTAGACGAATATGTTTCGGGACAAGCACCGCCGGAAACACACGCGCGCGCTATAATCGAAATGTGTAAGCGTAATGGACTTCGACCCGAACAGGTACAACATTGGACCGGCGATGGTACACACCACGCCACACGAAGTCGAGACGGTTTTAAAATGTCGAACATTCTTTTAATGCGAGCTTTCGAATCGTTACTCGGATACCCACCGCGAAATCTACCCTTTACGATTCGACGGCCGGTGAAATGGCGACATAGTGTATACTATACAGCGTCTCTAATTCATGCTATTATGAGTCGAAAACATTTCTTTATACATCCAAATTGTAAACAACTGATTATATCTATTAAAAACTGGACTATGAAACGGTCCAGCTCTTCGCGTTCGACGGACCCACATGGTCATGCGATAGATAGTATGAGATACTGTGTATCGTCTTGTATCGACCGAAGAGTAAGCAGACCACACAGTATCCAAATACAAAGGTAAAACAGACATGAAAAATCCGCCACCATTCCCACAAATGCCAAACGCCGAAGAACAACGCCGCGCCGAACACCAAGCGTTAAGACGCCGTCTCATAATGGGAACGTACGAGGACGATTTAGAGGAAGAAATGTTACGACATTTCAGCGCCGACCGTTACATGGCACTTGGACCGGTGGATATGTCTTCGAATGTATTGGAACAGATTTCGCGACAGCTCGCCGTATTATACAACACCGCGCCGACCGTACACCATAGCGAAGACATTTCGGAACTCACCGGTTCAGATGGATATGTTACAAACGCCGGTTTATTTCCACTCATGCAACAAGCGCAACAGTTTATTTTAGCAATAAACGAAACCTTTGTACGAATCGACGTCGCACCACACAAAATCGGACAACCGACACACAAGCCCGGATTAAACTATCGAATCGTAACGCCAGATTATGTATATTGCGAGTCAAGCCCAGACAATCCAGACGAGCCGGTATATTATCGCGAGATTCGATTACGGATTGACCCAGAAAACGACGAACCAGTATACGTGGCCGACGTACTGGACATTCGCAATCCAGACGAACCGGTTTTCGGAATGTATATCGTGAACCACGATGGCACATTAGGCGCGGATGTCTCCGAAAAGTTTATGGGACACCCTACGCACCGCGGCGCGGACTATCCATATCGTTTCGCAGATGGTCGACCATTTTTACCGGTCGAACTATACCACGCACAAAAGACCGGTTTACTATGGAACACGTTTCGAAATAGTCAGACATGTTATGGCTCTTTGGTTTCGTCTTGTCTGACATCCTGGGCAATCCACTTGATTCGCGATTGTTCATACCCGCAACGCTATGTCGCTGGTCTTAATATTTCTGGTCTCGGAGTCGAGAACGGCGATTTATCTTCGCGACGCGCGGCGATAGCGACCGACCCATCTTCGATACTCATGTTTTACAGTGACCCCGAAAACACCGGACAACCGCTGGTAGGACAATTCGAACCGGGCGCGGACCCCGTAAAGATGTTCGAAACGATAGCACAATACGAATACAAAGTCGCCACCGCCGCTGGTCTTTCGTCTTCGGTATTGAAACAAACCGCCGATATACGGAGCGGTTTTTCGTTGTCAGTAAGTCGAGACGGACAAAGACAAGCGAGCGCAAGATATGCACCGCTCCAAAGTTATTACGACGAACGATTACTCGCAAAATCGGCGGCGTTATGTAATCGTTTTCTTGGGACCAACTTACCCGAAAACGATTATCGGATACAATACGGACAGGTCCCACAAAGCCCGGAAGAAATAAAAGCAACGAGAGAAGATGTTTTAGCAAAACTCGCCGCCGGTCTTATTTCTCCGATAGACGCCATGCAAACATTAAACCCCGGCATAGATGAAAACACCGCGCGCGAAATGTTACTCAAAATAAAGCGAGAACGTGCAGAGCTCATGTAATACGAGCTATCATCATTTATCATCATTTATCATCACTTATCATCATTCACCCCATAAAGGAGACTAGCCACCATGGAAACCAAAGAAATCGACGGCGTCGAATACGTCAAAAAATCCGAAGTCGAGAACATTATTAAACAACGCGTCGACAAAGTCGCCAGCCGCGCGAACGAAGCCGAGCAAACGAACAAAGAGTTACAAAGCAGATTAGAGAAAGCATCGAAAAGCGATTCGACAATCGATTTATTAACGCAACAAATCGAACAAATGAAACAGCAGCTCACGAAGAGCGAACAGAAATATACGAGATTTCAGAGCATGTCGAAACATGGACTAGTAGACCCCGACATCGTGGACGCGATAGAATGGTCGTACGAGAAGTCGCAAGCCGGGAAGAAGAAAGGCGAAATCGTAAATCTTGGCGAATGGTTGGATTCAATCGTCGAAGACCCAACGACCGCGCCGACGGTCCTACGTCCACACCTCCAAAACCTACGACCAGAAGCGGTGGAAACGCCAAACGATATGGACGTCGATACGTCGACACAAAACCAACTCGCACAAATGGAACAAGTCGAACGGCGACCAGCTCCACAAACGAACAACGGTGTAAGACCATCGCCGGAACCATCGAACCTAATCGACCGCGGTTTACAAGACGCAGAGTTTTACGCACAAAATCGCGACGAGATTCGTAAGGCGTGGATGTCTCGTCGAAGAGAGAAATAATCATGGCCGAGAATCTAAGAAGCGTAAACGAGTTTCCATATTACAAAACAATAGCCGTCGACACGACAACGACCGAAGTACTATTACCAAGTGAAGCGAGAATCATAACGATTGGTTCGGAAACATTGACCGTATATGTAAGTCAGAACGGAGCCAGCGACGGTGGAGCGGTCCCCGCCGACCGCGTATTTATTCCATCGAACAACTTGTTACCGATTCGAATCGGTATCGGTTTACAGAGACGAAATATATTTATTTCGGCGAAGACGGGAACCGGGAACGTACACATACAGCTAGAAGAATAGACCACATTATATGGATTGACGATGGCGGGATTTATCTATACAGTACAAACAGGAGCGGAAGAGATGAAAAAAGAAAATCTTACTTCGCAGATCAACGGAAGCCGAACGACCTTTACGGTACAAGAGGAATATAAGACAGGAACTTTACGCGTTTACTATAACGGCGTTCGTCAGATTGAAGACGAAACCTTTACCGAAACGACTTCGACTACATTTACACTCACTTTTCAAACGATTACAGGCGACTATTTATCCATTGACTATACACCAAACACTTAGGAGATACCATGGCCATCCAAATCGCCGGTAACCAAATCAAAGTCGGAGCCGTAGACACATCGCAAATTAGCGACGCGGCAATCGACGCAAGTAAATTAGACCTATCCGATAACTTCACTTTTTCGGGTTTTCTTCGCGCAGGAACACCAAGTAACGACGCAGACGTCGCGACAAAATCATACGTCGACGGTATCGTCGGAGCTGGCGTATTCTGGAAAGAGCCAGCCGCGGCGGCTTCGACTGGAAACGTAACTCTTTCGAACCCCGGCGTATCGGCGTTCGATAATCATAGCGTTTCTAGTGGAGCTCGTATTTTGATCAGAGCTCAGAGCCAAGACGACGAAAACGGAGTATGGATTTATAACGGTTCATCTAGTGCAATGACACGCGCGACAGATTGCGACAGCGCAGAAGAACTAAACGGTATGGCAATCTTCGTAACCGACGGCGATACATACGCAGACCAAGCGTTCGTACAGACCGCGACCGTATCCACACTCGATTCCGACGCGGTAACATACGTTCGCTTCAGTGGACTTGGACAGGTAACCGCGGGATCAGCACTTTCTAAGAGCGGCGATACATTAAACGTACAAGTCGACGACTCTTCTATCGAAGTAAACGGTTCGGACCAGCTCCAATTAAAAGACAGCGGCGTAACCAATGCAAAATTGGCCGGTTCTATTTCGGCGGATAAACTCGCCGGCGGTATCGGTGATTCGTTGCTTTCGACAATCACTAGCGCGAACAAAGTATCTGGTAGCGCGGTTCAACTGAACGGTAGCGGAGGACTTGAAAATCTATCAGGTCTTAAAATCTCCGACCTCGGAGTTACCGCGGCCATGCTCGCTGGTTCTATTCCCGATTCTAAGCTCTCTACAATCGCAACCGCCGACAAAGTAAGCGGTAGCGCGGTCCAACTCGCCGTCGGTGGTGGACTTGCTGACGATAGCGGATTGAAGGTAGATACCAACGGAATCGAGACAGCGATGGTCGGAGACTCGCAAATCACACCGGCCAAACTTAGTGGTTCTATTCCCGATTCTAAGCTATCCACAATTGCAACCGCTGACAAAGTAAGCGGTAGCGCGGTCCAACTCGCCGCGAGCGGTGGACTATCTGATAATTCTGGTCTTCAGATTTCAGCCAGTGGAGTTACCGCCGCAATGCTCGCCGGTTCCATTCCCGATTCTAAGCTCAACCAGATTACAAGCGCGTCCAAAGTCGCTGGTAGTGCGGTTCAACTTGCGAGCGGTGGTGGACTTGCGAACGATAGCGGATTGAAGGTAGATACCAACGGAATCGAGACAGCGATGGTCGGAGCAAATCAAATCACATCGGCAAAAATCAACTTCGAACCAACACGCGAAACATTGACCACCAATGGTAACGATACTTCGTTTACTCTTTCGAACTCCGTTCCAGATAACTTCGACGACGTATTCGTATTTCGTAACGGTCTATTCTTGGACCGCGTCGCGTCGAATCCAAGTGGACAAGACGAGTACACATCGTCAATCACTTCTAATTCTTGTACGATTGTTTTCGGTAGCGCACCAGCGGCATCAGATAAAGTGGTCGTAAAGTATTTCCAGCTTAAATAGACGTTCTCCAACCGTACTGTTTATGGCCGGTCAGAAATGGCCGGCCTTTTTATTTCCAGGATAAACCATGGCAAAGAAAAAAAATTACAAAGAGATATACAAGAAATACCACGCGGACCCAATCGACAAGAAACGGCGCGCCATGAGAAACACAGCTCGGCGGCGAATGGCGAAAGCTGGACTTGTAGAAAAAGGAGACGGTAAACACGTCGACCATATAAAACCACTTTCGAAAGGTGGAACGAACGGTCGTAAAAATCTTCGCGTGGTGTCAGCTCGTACCAATCTTCGAAAAGGTAATCGCAGAAAGTAATTTTTATCATCATTTATCATCATTTATCATCATCATTATCATTGTTGCACGTATACCAATAAACGTGTATACTGAAAACGAGCTATAAAACATTCGCTCAGTGGGGACGGTCGCACCGGTGAACAGCAGAACACCCCCGAATAAAGAAAAACCTTTATACCCCACGAGAAAAAATCATGGCAACAAATACTTATTCGTCTATGTCAGACGTTCGTATGGCCTCAATGGTCAGCGCAGAAATTAACCTACTCTTAAAAGATACCGCAAACCTCCGAAACACTGGTCTTATTCAGTACATCGGAAGTATTAACGGTCTCGGAACATCAGCGATTAAAGTTAGAAAAATTGGACTCGGTGGCCGCGATAGCTTCGCAAGCCGTACCGAAGTACAGGCAGTATCCGACACATCCATCGAAGATGGTTCGGTCACCGTAACACCGTCTCGTTATTCTCTTCGATACGATATTTCGGACCTCTTGAACCTCACAGCCACAAACGCACGATTTGAGCCGGACCCGTTCGCGCTCGCAGCATCGATGGCCGGTTCATACGACAAACTCTTCGCGGAGCTCACAGGCGCGGCGGCGGCGGCGGCTACCAATGGAACGAGCACCAGTGGCTCTACTATGTCCGTATCTACTTTCTTCGAAGGTATTTACGACTTGGAACGAGCAGACAGCGAAATCGGCGCGCCCGGTCCATTCTATAGCGTTTTACACCCAAAAAGCTTAACCGAGCTACAAGCATCACTTAGGTCAGAACAGAACAACATTATCTCTCAGATGATGGCAACCGAAGAAATGATTGCGGCCAAGGGACTTGGATACGTTGGTAAACTTTTCGGCGTAGATGTTTATCGTTCTTCTCACATCGATACAGACTCCACAGACTACGAAAACTTCATGGCCGATAGTGGCGCGCTTGGATACGCGGACGGTGTACCACAGATTCTCGGAGCACCCGAAACAATGGAAATGGATAAATTAGTCGTGGAACTACAACGCGAAGCAACAACAGCGATTACAAGCGTAATCGGGCATTGTTACCTTGCGGTCAGTATCCTAGACGAAAACCGAATTGTACGACTACTTGCGGTAGACTAGAACCGTATTTTTTGTGGCATAATCGGCGATAGTTTTCTAGTCGCCTGTTATCGCCGGTTATGTCACTCTTTAACCTTCAGGCACTAGGACTTAACATGTCATACGACAACATATCGCAACCTTGGCAAGCATCCAAGACAAGCGTAACAAAACGAATCCCCAAACAAGCGAACGCGAGCTGGAGATACATACACCACCCGACATCGTGGTCGCTGGAATATGTACAGGACGGAAAGAAGAAAGACAAGAAACCAATTTGGTTACCAAAGTTTTCTCGTCTTGTATTGAAACCCGGCGTAAACGGTGTCAGTGGAACAGAGGATAATCCAGACACTCGACTTGCACGTTTACAAGTTACGGATAATGGATGTACCATTATCGACCCAGAGCGATACGATTATTTACGAGTATACCCGGCGATCGGTGGTGAACTCACATTAAGCAAGTGGACGAAAATCGAAAATCTTGGCGGTCGTATTTTCACGACAGGAGACGACGCCGGGTTCGCAGAGTTTCGACGCGAGCTGGTCGCAGACGGAGCGATTAAACCACCGCACGAACAGATACTCGCCGGTCTCATGATGAAGCAACAAGAAATTATTACCATGCACTCTTCAAAGCCGCATATACCGCAAGCGATGAAAGACCAAACAGCCGCAGAACAGAAGCTATTAGATATGCAGAAAGCGACCGAAGCGGTAAAAAAAGACGGGATTAAGTATTATGAATCGTAACGATAGAGACGCTTTTAACCGCGTCGCGAACCGAATAAAAGAACATAGCGAGCAAATCGGAAAGCCAGTAACGATGGACACCGCAAAACGTGAACTCGCGAAACATTTAACACAAGCGGATAACCGCAAAAAACAACGAGGTAATTAACATGGCATACGCATCAGATAACGGCTACGTATTCGACAACCGACCTATTTTTCGCGGTGGAGTAAATCGCGAGACTTTATCAGGTAACAAGGTATTGAACGAACAAAGCGAAACATTCCATTTTCTAACATTGGACCAAGCGCGAGACCTGACATTACCAGAACACCGCGACGGGCTATTTTATATCATTCGACCATTATCTTTTCAATTGACGATTAAAGACGCCGGCGGTACAACCGTATCAGCAGTAAACGCCGGTATCGGTGTCGTTATTGTATCCGATGGTACGGACTGGTCTATCGTACTAGCCGGAGCATAATAAATCATGTCGACCGACTCCACACCGTACGCACCACGTATACGATACATCGAGCTATTAGAGCGTAATGTATCTAATACGACACGTATCGAAATATACAGAGACGGCGCGCAGATTATACCGACCGCCGCCACGTATACTTTAATACGTCCAGACGGTGTCGGAGTCGTACAGGACGCGACCGCCACCGTACTTGGTGACGGTACGTTACAGTATACCCACCCGTCGAACCATTTCCCGACAAACATAAATCTTGGCGAGGGATATGTACAGAGCTGGACGGCCACGATCAGCGGCGAAGATTATGTATTTCGTCGTTCGGTCGCGCTCGTATTGCGTCGACTATATCCGACGGTAAGCGATACAGACCTAGAAACCGAATACAGCGACCTTGGAAATCTTCGACCGGCGAGTCTATCGTCGTACCAAACGTATATCGACTCTTCGTGGTACGAAATACTTCGACGTGTTCGACGTACTGGTATGGGTTACGAGTATCTTGTACTAACGCCAGAATCGTTCCACGATACTTTGTTACACCTGACACTATACAAAATCTTTCGTGATTTTCACAGCTCACTAGGACAAGCTGGTAACGCTCGTTTTCTCGACTTGGCGAACGCTCATTTACAGCACTATAACGCAGAGTACGACGCGATTAACTTCGTATACGATGAAAATCACGAGGGACGCGCAGACGAACCAAACAAGCGAACACGCGGTCGACCTGTTATTTACTTGACCGCCCCAGGTCCTAACCGGTTTCTAAAAAGAAAATGAATCTATCCGGTGTCAGAAATGCAATAATCGCGAAAGTGGATGGTATGACAGGTTTTCGAATGTCTCCATTCCCGGTGGAGCTCTTCGACCGGTCCCAAAATACACTCGCTCATCTTGCTTTTGCGGTCTCTATTGGTTCGACACAATCGATGGACGAGAGACAACGCGTACCGACTCGCGTTTTTATGTCTTCGAATGTAAATGTAATCTTCGCATATCGGATACGACCGCACAGTATAAGCGCAGACTATAACAACGCACTCGACAAAGAAGTCGAAGTTATCGAAACCTTGCTCGGTTCGTATGTTTCGACACCGGGTATCGAAATAAGATATAATCAATCGACGCGAACATTCGCCCAAAGTCTAGAATATGTTCTCGTTGAACTAACCTTTACAGTAATACACACACCATAAGGAGAAACCATGAGTTACAGTGTTGTACCCAAAATGCGCCGCGATGGTAAAATCGTCTTGAAAGATGGAACCGGAAGCCCAGTTACATTGGAAGTCAGCTTCGAAGCAGGCGACTACAATTTTTCACCCACAAAGAGCGCCGAAGTGATTATTCGGGATAGGCACGCAATTACAAACGTGCGCAGGGGTGATGAAGAACCAAGCGCGACAGGCTCATTTACACTATTCATGCGAGAGTTTACAGACAGCGCGCAAGCTGGAAACGTAATGGACTTCGTAAACAAAACCGGTTTTTACTCTTCGAATGTTTCCACCGGCGCAACCGGAACACCGCGAATCGAAGAATACTGTATCGACATCGAGTACACAGCAGAAGGAACCGACAACGGAGACGACGCGGACCACGTCGCGACACTTTCAAAATGTATTTGTAATGTCGTTTTCACTGAAGGCGACCCAAGTACATTGGCGATAAACTTTACTTGTTACGGTGGTGTAACTTATACCGGACCGGCATAACGTTTATCATCATTTATCATCATCATTATCATTATCATCTATGAGGACTAGACATGGACGTAATAAAACTCGGTAAATGGGGGACGGTTAAAACATCGCCCCCGAATATGGCCACCTGTTTCGAATTTGTTATATCGTGGACAAATTGTGGAGACGATATGGCCCAGCTCGCGCGGATATGCAGTGGCGCAATTGGAGCAATCGCGAACGAGCGATTACCCAAGTATCGACCGTCAGTACATAAACCGAGCGAGTATGGCCATATCTGTTTAAATACAATGTTAGAGAATGGAATCGACACCGGTTCGATACTCCAAAACGGTACACGTGTATTACAGTACATGTCGGAACAATTGCCACGTACGGAGGATGTCGACGACAAAGCCGATTTTTTGTCGGAGACACCGCCGGAGGACTTCGACGGTTAGAGCTGGATATTTGTAAAGAATGGAATCGCGACCCGGACTGGTTCGCAAGTCTACCCGCCGAAACGAAAGTCGAGTTAATCGCATACCATCAAATATCGAACGAAACGTCCAAAGATACAAAGGACCGATTAAAGAGGTATAATGTAAAGAAGATCAGGCGAGCACAAGACAACCACCGGAAGAGATATGGCGAGAAAAATATCAGTTAAAGGCGACGAGATTTCGATGTTACTTCGTGGTAGTGGCTTCGAATACGTCGACCGTTTACTAGATGTCGCCGCGCCAAAAACAAAGAAGCTCATACAAGACGAGTTTGAGAAGATACTAGACAACGCGCGCGCGAAATGGTTGGTACGTGGAGCGAAACCAGAAACGGTCGCACAGATGAAAGAACGAACATTCGCCGCGATGGTCAATACTGGAAAGTACACACCGGACGCGGCGCGCGTGATTATCGAAAAGATGGATATAGCCGGCAAGTTTAACGCCGATAATAGTTTTCGCAAGTCTCCAAAGTCGCAAGATTCGCGAGGAAAGTTACGAATGGGTATACGTGTTAATCAAAAGTTTGAACTCGTCGCAACGCTGAACAACGACGCGCCGTACGCCTGGGCGATTAAAGTCGGAAAGAATAGCGACACCGACATGTCGTACGGTACGAGGATTTCGAACGAGTTATTATGGAAACCAGCCAGAAAGATAACGGATAAAATCGCAGAATCGATGGCGAATGAAATCTTAAAGACAAGATAGGAGACCACATGGCAGACGTAAACAAGACCATCGAAATCAGCATGACCGCCGATTTAAAGTCTCTTCAAAAGCAACTTTCGAAGATTCCCGGCATGACGAAAGAAGAAGCCAAGGCAATGACCAAGGCTTTACAAAGGGAACTCAAACAAGCGCAAGCCGCCGCGAAGAAGACCGCACAAGTCAATAAACGAGCGATGGCACAAGTAACCAAAGCGAACAACCAAGCCGCACGAAGCGCGAAAAACCTTCGAACACAATCTCGCGAAATGGGCGCGGCGTTCGGTTCGTTGGAAGATGTCGTGGGGGAAGTTTCGCCAGAGCTGGCCGGTCTCGCGATGACAGTCGGTACAGTCGGACAAGGTTTTCGCGCGTTATCGCGGTCCATGGCCACTGGTAATCCACTTGTATTGGCACTGGTCGCCAGTGTCGCCGCACTCGCCGCCGGCTATCACATCTTGACCAGCGCAAGTCGAGAAGCCGAGCAAAGACAAAAGGACCTCGCGAAAGCCGCCGAACAACTGAACGACAAGTTATCGAAACAACGAGACATCGCGAACGAAGTCGTATCGGCACACCGAGACGCGACATTAGAACTAGAAATATTTACCGGTCAGATTTCAGAACTAGACGCGGAAATCTTGAAGGCAAGAGACGCCGCCGGCGACCAGCTCGCGAAACAACTAGAGAAGCAAGACGAGATTATATCAGCACAAGAGAAAAACATAGAGCTCGCAAAGAAAGCCGAATCGTCGTATTCTAGTCTCACAGACGAAGAAAAAGAACAGCTTCGATTATTGATGAACTCTTCGAAACTTCGCGAAGTTAATAACGGTATGGCTTCGACGAGCGCCGGTTTCGGTACTCAAATGGCACTACTCCAAACCGAATTAAACGAGCAACTCGCAAAAGAGACCGGATTTAGAGCAAAAATCGAAACCACGAATAAACAGACATTGGAGACGCGCGAAAACTTGCTACGTCTACAAGAGGAATACGCCAAAGAACAGCGAGAAGAAGCCGAGAGACAAGAGCAAATCGCGAAAGCAAGAGAAGCCGCATTAAAGCGACAGAAAGACCTACAAGACGCAATAAACGAAAGTACGAAATCATTCGAAGCCACACAAGGTCGTATAGATTCAATGCGTATTTCACGTCTCGCAGATGAGGAGCAGATCAACGCGAACGCGGAGAAACGAAAAGAAGACATACAAGCGGAAATCGATTTACTTATGGAACAATTCGAAGCCGCCGAAAAGATAGCACGAACACAAAAAGATAAAGCCAAGTTATCTGAACTAGACATCGAAGCCGCGAAAGCGACCGCGAAGTTAATGGAAGAACAAAGCGAAGTCGAGAAGCAACGTTTACACGAGGTCGCCGAGCTCCGAAAGAAGTTACGCGAAGACGAGCAAAAGGAAAAGGAAAAGGCAGACAAAAAACAAGCGAAAGAAGACAAAGAAGCACTAGACCAATATATCGCACTCCAAAAAGTACGAATACAAGCGGTTACGGATGTCTTCGCGTACGGACTACAATTGGCACAGGAGACCGGGAACAAAAACAAAGATTTAATAAACGTCTTGTTTCGTGCAAACCAAGCCGCGTCGTTAGCTAATGTCGTAATGTCAACCGCCGAAGCCATCGCCGCCGCCCCAGCTCAATACGGACCATTAGCACCATTAGCGATACCAGCAATCGTGGCAAGTGGAGCAGTACAAGCCGGTGTCGTATTATCTCAAACACCACCGTTACACATGGGCGGTATTGTTCAACCATTACAACCAGACGAACAAAATCGAACATTATTAACCGGCGAAGCAGTTTTAGACCGCGCCACGACTAGACGACTTGGCGAAGATGGTATAAACCGTCTTCAAAATGGGAAAAGTGGAGGACCAGACGTTATCGTTATGTCTCCATTCAAACACCTAGACCGATATAATCGATCAGCTCTTCGTAATCCGAACTCTTCATTTTCGAAGATGAAACCAACGAGACGAAGTCGGTATTAAAAGTTATCATCATTTATCATCATCATTATCATTTATCATCATCACCGGAGCCGTAGCCATGGGAAGCAACAAAACGCCAGACAATCTACGCGGGTTTTTATTACCACATAACATGGACTCGTCGAATATATGGTCCAGTGAATCGACATACACGAACGCCAATACACAACCAGCACAACCGAAGCCCGGTGGAGATTATGATTTAGGTTTGACCAGCACCGGAACACACGACACAACCGATACAATCAGAGTACAGACACAAAGAGCCGGTCATATCGGCCGCGCGGCGTTCGCGTGGAGAGAAGACGACGAAACAGACTTTTACGGATACGACGCACCAAACGCGATAGCGAGATGGGATTCGATAATCAACGGAAGCACCGCAACATTAAACGATAATGTTTTACTGGACTCAATCGGTAACGACGATGGTACTTCGGTAATCTTGTATCAGTTTAAAGAACAGGCAATCAGCCAAGAGAGACGAATACGAGCATCGAAAAGAACCGTAACCGGTGGAATAACAACGACGACCATATTTACGCAATCGTCCACAAGTACACCAACGTTATACGGTGGATTGTGCAGACTTTCGGACGGTTCTATACTCGCAGTGTATATGGAAGCGAACAACGACGCCGCGAATCTACAATCGGCACGAAGTTACGACAACGGCTCGACATGGTCCGTACAGTCGACGACATGTTTACCAGCGGACATCGATTTAACCGGTTCATTCGGAGCCGGTAACACTGGTTTCGATTCCATCCAAAGAATACGAATCGCCGAAAGTCGCGGCGAGATTCTTTTAATAATCGCGGCGGTCGCTCACAACACGACACCAGCTTCGACCGACCTTGTATTACAGTACGTTTCGACCGATAATGGATGTTCTTTCGTTCATGTCGCCAATAACGGTGGAACATTCGCATATTATCGACCAGACCTTATCGTAAAAAATAACTCTTTCTTCGTTGGTTATATCTCAGCAACCGGACAAGCCGAAATCGTGGAGCTCGAATCAGCTACAATCCAATTGGATATAGCGAAGTTATTTTCGCCCCCGGAGATAACCGATTTAATAATCGCGTCGACGTTGGTAAACGGACATTTTACGAAAGGCGAGTTTTCGATGTGGACGAACGAAAGTGGTCGAATCTATGCGGTATTTCATGCGGTAACATTGGAAGAACAGTTTTTTATCTTGCAAAGTGACGACGCGACGAGCTGGTATTATCTTGGTGGTAACCCGTCCACAAACCAAATAGACGCAAGCCAGATTTACAACATAGACGACAACCAATCGAGACCAAGTGTACTGGCCGGATGTAACGCGCGCGGCGTAAACCAACTGTTTCACAACTACGAAACAAGAACACATACTCGCGACAATGGTATACACTGTTTCGAACTTGGAACATATACGACCGTATCGATGCCAGCCGTAAAAGAGTTTCCATTATCGTACGACTTTGGAGGATGGGACCGAACGTGGTGTGCATACGATAAGCCAGACGACACGACAGAGTATACCGCGTTCGGTACGGGAACAATTACAGCACAAGCAGAATATACCGAGTTTTCGACAACGACATCACAAAACAAGTTTGTACGGTCCGCGGCGATAACTTCGACATCTTCAGAAGGTATAATACTTCGTACACGTCTTCGCGCGGTACAAGAAGGTTCGAATACCAGTGGGCGTGGAGTAAACATAACCACGAACGACAACTCGGTTAATATATGGATAAACACGAACGCAATATACGTTGAAGATGATTTAGGGAGCTCGTCGATCAGTAACTACACCATGGATACGACCACGACTTTCGAAATCTTGGCGAGTATTGCAAACAACAAATTAAACGTATGGGTTAATCAAAACGCCGATAGACCACGCGTAAAAAGATGGGTAAATATAGCGAGTGCAACCGTAACCACAAGCGGTGGATACCCGAACCAGTATGTACGGTTCGGACACATAACCACGACCAGTGGAGCAACACAAGACACCGAGACAGAATGGTACGAAATGCACTTCGCGTACGGAGACAGGACCGGCGCACAGCTAGACGGACAAAGAAACCCCGAAGACCTGAACGCGCGACAGTATCCACCGAAAGGACAATACGTTTATTTGACCGACGGGGTCAAGATTTCGACTTTCGATGGCCCGGCGTATCTTGGAGAGTATTACACCATCGAACCAGATTCGTTATACCCGATTCGAAGAGTATTCCATACGAGCTCACCGACACCGCGACAAGTCTACAGATCAGCGAACGAGACCGAACAGAAAATCGCGCTTTATTGGGACACAACATTACAAGCCACCGCCAATGGTAACATTGGTTCGGACTCAATCGGCGTATACCTGGGCAACATAAACTTTCGTTCGTTCGATGTCGACGTATACGACCAGAGTACGACATCGTGGGTTAATCTGGACACCGTAAACAATAAAATTGGCGGTACGACATGGGAGAGAGTCGGAAACGTCATACGGTCCACAAATGCAAGCGCGACCGGCGGATATGTGGAGCTGGACGAATGTAAAGGATACTCTTTCGATTTCGGCGGCGGTATCGTTCGAAAGATTAAAGGGAACACCGCTGGTTATCTCAACAATTCCACAACGACGATACGCGCGGTTCTATTCTTGGAAGATTTCGACAACTCCGACCCGACTACGATTTCGACCGGTTATCTCATTCCAAACCAAGTGGTATACATTCGCCATCTAGCCGGAGCAACACCGGGCGCGGCGATACGAATCACAATCGACGCACAAGACACCGCCGACGGTTATTTCCAGATTGGAGCATTTATGGCCGGTCCATTTATCGCACCCCAGCAATACAGCAACGGTCGAACCATTACACATACACCCGGCATCGAAACCAGCGAGACACAAGACGGAGTTATACGAACCAGAAAAGTACACGACGGTTATCGAAACATTCGTATCGCGTGGTCCCAAGGCGTCGACGTCTCGGAGCTCTTCGAAGCAACGAGCGCAGATTATTACACCGGAACCACCGCCGGTGGAGCGTTACCGATCAGCGCGCCGGCCGATACTCCATACACGATGTTAAATCTACTTCGGAAAATGGATGGCGAGTCGAGACCACTTGTTTACATTCCATCGATACCGGTATCCATCAAACAGGATTATATGGGTAATTCACGAAACGAGTTATTTTACGGGACCATCCAAGGCGAAATCAGTATCGAACATGTTATCGGAAACGAAAACGATTCGGAAGTTTTCAGAGTTTCGACCATGAACATTCGCGAAATCATATAAAGTTATCATCATTTATCATCATTTATCATCATCATTATCATTGGTTCGACCATGCAGTACACACAGACAGATTACGAAAACGCCGAGCTCGTATTTCTTATCGAAATAAACTGGTTCGGACAATACCACCGATTTTCGACAAAACCAGTGGTATTCGATGGATTCGAATACGGTGGTAGTCTATCCGAGATTACATTCGAAGAGCAAGTCGACGATATGGGAATCGACCCACAATCGAACAGCGCGTCGATTAGTCTACACTTCGACGGATACGACATGGTACAAGAATACAGACGCGGTCGAACCTTGGAAGGACAAAGAGCGACATTATCGTATATTCTTGTCAAAGACGACCAAGTGTATTCGACCAGCTCCGTTCGTGTCTTGTCGGGAATCATCCAAGAACCGATTATCGGAGACCCAGAAGAGCCAGTATCGTTCGTGGCGTTTTCGTTGGAAGAAAAAGAATACGACATCGAGGTCCCGTTACTTTCTTCGAACTCGGAGATCAACGAGAACAAGCACCCGAACGCAGACGACGCCGCAATCGGTAAAATGTACCCGTTTATCCTGGGCGAACCGGGAGTTACACGAAAAGCCGGAACCACAGAACAGTTATTTTCGACACCGGCATACAATAACAAAGCGTACGACGTAGGAAGCCCAGCACACGATGTATACTTTATCGTCGCGGGACATGCTACGATAGGCGAGACCGTACAGATATGGGACGGTGTTACGTCTCCACTAACCAAGACCATCGAACCGGCGGTCGATTCGGATGGTCAAAGATACGGTTATATCGATGTCACGTCGTCACACCTTCTTTATACAGGACAAACCAGTCTAGCGAACAACGCCGAACACCCAAGCGAATACTGGTTAGCATGGACCGACGGCGGAGGAATCGCGAACCCATACGGAGACGGAGTTTTAACCGGCGGCGGTGATGTGGTTCGGTATTTATTGAGTCGAACAGGAGTCGAAATGGACGACGCCGCGTTCGCGAACATCGCGCCGATTTTAAACGAGTATCGTTTCGCCGGATTCGTAAACGATGGAATCACGACCGCGTCATTACTGAATGAACACATATTACCGTACTTGCCAATACAGATAAAAGCCGGTCCCAAAGGTTTACGACCTATTTTGTACCAATATATCGCACTTCAAAACGTACAACCGGTCGCACATGTAATCAGTGGCCAAGGTGATTGGATACAAATTGGAGCTCTGGAAACGACGACGAATACGAGCGAGATTTACAACGCGGTTCGACTCCACTACGCGTGGAACGGTATAGAAGATTCGTTTTTTCATTCTTTGTACATGGGACCAGATGGCGTCGACGATGATTATTCGAAAAAGAATCTTTACTCGCAGACATCGAAAAATCGTTACGGAGTCTCACAACAGACTTTCGAAGCGATGTTTATTTATGAAACGAGGACCGCCGCCAGATTTTGTGGAGATTTCATTCGCCGTAACTCATTCCCACGACGATTCGTTCGGTTCGTTGCTTCGTTGGAATACGGATTTTTACAACTTGGCGACGTGGTCGAATTGACCAGCTCTTCGTTATACATGGATAGACAAAAATGTACGGTCGTTTCGAAAATGTGGGACGTTACCGAATGGGTTTTCGTGCTCATGTTCGAAGATACGCCATTACATGTCGACCGCGCGACATAACTTTTATCATCATTTATCATCATTTATCATCATTGGAGAACCACATGTTTTACGAAGTATTCCCAGACAAAGAACCAGAAATATTGGAGTATGTCGAAAGCCATGGTTTTAAAGTATTTCGAAACGGCGATTACAATCTGAACATAATCGGCGAGCGAAACATATCGGAACGCCGCGCCGGTCTCTTCGATGACAAAATATATATCGTATTCAAGAAAGACGGTATATGGCAACAGTGGACGACGAACATTACGACCGACCCTGGACGATACTATCTGGAAAAGGAAGATTACCGCGAAGACGGTGTCGCTATCTTGGTACACCCGCAACAATGTCGCGGAGCGTATAAGATTGGACCGCATGGTCGAACACGATACACCGCACTACGGCAACATAAGCCCGTAAAGATATGGCGAGACAATAACAAAGATTCATGGTTAGATTACGATTCGGACGTATACGAAGGAATCTTCTATATAAACATCCATCGCGCGTCGACGAATCCCAATGGTACGAAATACGTTTCGGTCTGGTCAGCTGGTTGTCAAGTCTTCGATAACATACACGATTTTGAAGTTTTTATGGAACTATGCTATAAAAGCGCGACTATCTACGGCGACACATTTACATACACACTCGTTGCACGATAGGAGCAGACATGGACCCGAATACATACCACGACCTATGGGTAAACCTAGCCACAAACAGTCCTTTTTTGGGTTGGATGATTTATTCGTATGTGCAGACTCAAAGAGACTTGAAAGAGACACGCGAACAAAGCCGCGCCGAATCTCGCGAGCTCCGAGCCGAAGCAAAAGCCGAAGAACAGGAAATACGACGACGATTCGATAAAGTGATTTCGGACCTAAACAAAGACCGAACGCAACTGGTCGAAACATTTTCGAACCGTATCGACTCTTTGGAACGTGGACAGCGTAAACTATTCGCTATTCTTGAACCAATGAAAGAACAGATAGTCGAGTTACGCATTAAAGACAAGATTAAAACCAACGGCGCGAAATAATGGCAAAAATACGCAACGTTCCAACGAAGTACACCGCCGGTTTAAAACAATCCACCGCCGCGAAACGAGCCACCGAGATTCGTAAACGTGCGAAGGGAGACGTAAAAGGTAAGGACAAATACAAGCCGTTACCGGGCGATAAAGTCGCCGAGACGAAACCAAGTCAATACACGATAAAAGCCGGGAACATTCGAAAAGCGATACAAGAGAAAGCGACGACATTAAAGGGACCACAAGACGACCGATTTGTATCGGCGGTCGCTAGTGTTACCGGTATACCGAAAAGTATCGTTCGACAAGTATACGATAAAGGTCTCGCCGCGTGGGCAGTCGGACACAGACCCGGAACGACGGCGGCACAATGGGCGAGAGCTCGCGTGTATTCTTTTCTTACCGGTGGCAAGACGACCAGAACAGCTGATCAGACATTATACATACAAGCAAAAAAGGCGACCAAAGATAAAAACAAGTATCGTCTACCATGAAAATAATAATGACGAGACACAACGAAGTTACGCCAATGACATACGAAATACCAGACATGGTCTTTATGATTCTATTAATTATTTTAGGAATCTCTTTAATTATCGACAACAAGGTTTAAAAATGGGAATAGTAAACAATCAATCGAGAATAAGTGGCGAGATTTTCGCGTATAATTTTTCGAATACGTCTTCGAATCTGACTTTAAACGATGGATACCAAACGATTACGACGTTATCGACTACATTTACCACAGACAGAGACGGAGAAATAAAAATCATTTTTCGCGGTTTCGTAGACAAAACGACAAGCGGTGGAAATGCACCGATTAAACTACGTCTCGTTAATGGTTCGAATACTGTTTTATCTGGTTCAGATAGATATTTTCATGTTTTTCACACGAGCACCGCGGCCAGCTTGATACACGCCGAATGGGTTTTCGACATATCACCGAACGAAAATATAACAGTCAAGCCGCAGATCAGATGTACAAACCGAGACGAGACAGCGATTTTACGATACGGCGGAGACTATCCACCAGTCGTATTGGAAATCGTCGGAATATAGAAAACTACGATAACCGTCGACCAAGCCAAGCCGCGAACCGCGCGCGAATCGCAAAATAATAACGTCTCCACAATGGACACCGCCAGAGCAAGTAGAACAAACGTTCGGTATCTTGCGCGTCGATGTACGCGGTATGATTGGCAACCATAGACCATCCAAGATACGACCGTATATGGTCGAGAGCATACGACCGACACGACGGTAAATGTTCGCGAGCGAGGACCACCGTATCGATATATCGACGGTCGACATACGGGGTACAGTTATACAGGTCCCAGAGCTCACGAAGGAACGACATATCGAACGACGGGTTATGGCCGATTATCGTTTTACCGTCCAGCATCTTCGCGGACCGTACAGCGACATCTTTCGCCGGTACAGCTCCGAACCAGTCTTTTTCGTTATATCCGTTAATTTCCAACGCTTTCGAATCGGCGTATTCGATGTTCAGTGGAATAACCTTGGCGTGGTACGATTCATCTTCGGTAATAATCGCGATTTCGATTATTTCGTGTTGATGTGGATTTAAACCGGTCGTTTCGATGTCGATTACCGCGTATTTCATTTTTTAAACTCCGTTCCATATTTAAGGACAAATTGGTATAACTCGCTAAAAACCTCTTCGATTGGTTTGTCTTCTTTATCGGCGACATACTCCAAAAAGAAGAAGAACAAGCGAAAGTTAGGACTACCCACCCCCTTATCCCATCGCGACAACGTATACGGATGTATACCAGTTTCCATGGCGAAGTCTTTTATTAACATGTCTTTCGGTCGATGTTTCGCGTAGAACATGGACCACCCGTTATTCATGACGATTTTATGTTTAACACCGGGTTTCGAATCGTCTTTTCCTTCGGTCTCTTTGGTCTTTTTCGGCGTCCATTCAGTAACAAGAACTTTCGGGTTTATCTGTTTTCTCATGTGGTGTTTTCCTGTTTTTTTAAAAAAATAAAGTATTGTCTTGCAATACGAAAATGAATCGACTATTGTAATAAGGTATTGACATTCAATACACACAAACACCACACCACCACACAACAGGAGACGACATGGACGCGATTATCTTCGTATCTATTTATATCGTAAAACCAA